ACAATGTTACTGGTACTGAAGTTTCATTCAAGTCTTCCACATTTAATGCAGGACCTGTTGTACCGATAAAGCGACCTGGTCTACGGACATTGACTGTTGCGCCAATTTTCGCACCAACTACAGCGAATTGGTCATCATAGTTACGGTCTACTTCGGATGTAAAAGTTAATTCGTTCTCAAGAACCATCAACGCTTCGTTGGTGATCTTTGAGATTGTTAATAAAGTATTACTCATTGTAATTCTCCAAAAAAATTAGGTTTATCTAACCTTACCAGCCTGCCGAGCAGCTTTCCATTGAGCATAAGTGCCATGAAATACTCCATTGGAGTCCATGAGCACATCTGCACCAACTTTGCCACCTGTTAGCGGACTAATAGGACTAGGTGCTTTACTTCCAGAAACAACTTCCTTTTGTTTATCAGCTTTAGGTTTCTTTTCTTCCTTAGCTTCAAACTTAGCCTCAAGTTTGCCGATTTCTTTCAGAGCCTTAACAGAATCCATCTCTGTTAATTTTTTAGCAAAATCTTCATCAGATGCCAAAGCATATAAGACTTGTGGTCCTACATCGCTTTCCAATATTGCCTGCTTGATTTCATCGCTAACAATCACATTGCTGGATTGAACAATTCTGTCAAAGTCAGGTATGTTGGATTTCGCTTTCTCAAGTTTTTTATTCCAAGATTCATTTCTCTTGGCTTCAGCTTCTTGAGCTTTGCGAGCAGCATCCTGTGCATCCCTTTGCTTCAGAGCATTTTCCGCACTCCACTCCGCTAATGCTTCTGCATATTCAAAAGCATCATTGAACTGGGCTGCTTGAGGTTTACCACCTTTATTAGCAGGAGTTTCTTCCTGTTGATATTGAGGATTAACCTTAGCTCTTAACTCTTGTAGCTCTTTTTCAAATTGGGCAGCTCTAGCTTCAGATTCCTGGGCTCGCTTACTTACTTTGTCAAATCGCTTATTCAGCCTCTCTTTAGACTTTTCAGGGTCTTGTTTCTTAGCTTCTTCCTCTGCTTTCGATTCATTCTGCTCTGACTTTTGCTCTGGCTCTGACGATTTCTTTACATCATCAGCCTCAGTTGGCTCTGCCGACTCAGACAAACCTAATCTTTCTGCATAAAAGGTTGTTGCATTTTCACTTGTTACTACATTACTTGCTTCTTTTACATCGGCCATGATTTCTCAAGCTCCAATTTAGGTTAAAAATACTACTAAAAATAATTCTTGTCTATTTATTTGCTCTTTTTAGCATCTTTAGAGGCAGATTTCAGAAAAGACTTCTGTTCTTTTAATGCTTTTTTATCTAGCCCTTGAAATGGATTAGAAGGTTGCTCTTGCTCATATTTCTTTCCTGCTCTGCGAGCCATTTCCTTCATTTTCCATTCAAGTGCATTATCACCAGTAATTGTTGCCATATATCCTCCGATTAAATTCCTCTTTCTATTGCTTCATCCATAGCATCTCTTTCTGACCTTAAATCCATTTGGGCCATCAGAATTGCCAATTGCGCCTTCATCTGCTCAATTTCTTTCTGAGATTCAGTCTTAATGATTGTGTCATGAGCCTGAGTATCAGTCCGCAACTTGCTATCAGCTTGCTTGGTTTCATTGTCCATTTGAGCTTTTTGCAACATTGCTTTGTCTTTTTGTTCCGCAACAGATGCGCCATACTTCATATCGAGAGTCATCTGCTGTATCTCTTGCTGAAGCTGCTGAATAGTAGCTTGTGATTGCTTGAGCTGCATTTGAACTTGTGGAGGAATATCGGCTTTTTCATCAATCTGAGCCAATGGATTTGCAGCAGCCAATCGGTCTGCAACAATATCCGCACCAGGGAAGTCCATATTTCTAAAGATTAAGTCCCCAGCTTGTTGCATCAAATTAGGGTCAGCAGTCAATAGAGTCATCATAGAATCTACAGCTTCTTGTCGCTTAGAAGCATAACCAGGGCCAGTTTCCATAACAATGTCATATTGGCCTACAGTTACATCATTAAGGACTTTTTCAACACCTTGCTCATCTTGGCCTTTTTGGTTAATGGTCACTAACTCACCCTTACCATCAGCACCAATAATTCGCATTACTCGCTCTTTGTCATAAATATGAGGAATCAAGTCTAAGCAAATGCGACCACATTGACGGATTGACCTAGTCAAATTGTCATAGTAGTGGAAATTGGTCATATCGGTCTGTTGTTGCTGACCATTTAAAGCTTTACCAGACTGCATACCAGTTGGTAATTGAGAAGGGTCATAAATACCGACTACTGCCATTAAATCTGAATTCAAACCTTGGAGAGCTGTCACCATACCAGCAGGAGGAGGCTCTGGCTGAATCCTTGTAGGAACTGGGGCCATTACACCATCAGAATCCTTTTGTTTGTAGCGCAATACAGGCATAGACTTGATGTTAGCTGTATTCCACTCCATCTCATGACCTTCATCCTGGCCTTCTGCAAGCAAGAATTTAGCTTTAGGAGCAAGAGCAACTGATTCAGTAAGAGCTGTGGACCAAAAGTTATACATTCTTTGTGGGTCTTTAGCCATGCGAGTAAGGCCAAACTTCTTTTTCTTGCTATCAACAATCAATTGCTGACCATAAACAGGGATAACAGGGATAAATCGACCAGCCCAATCCTTTTGCTCAAGGACTTGCATACCTGTCAATTTGCACCATTTAATCTGCTTTTTGATAGTTTCTCGCTTAGATACCACATAGATTCCAGCATCTTGCATCATTACTTCGGATGGCTTTTCATCTTCATAACAAGTAGTGCCATCGGACAATAGCAATAGCTTCATCCGCTTATGCTCTGTATAGAAGTATTCAGCTACTCGAATATCTTCCTTAGTAATCCATTCAGACTGTGAATCACCTGTTCCCCTAGGAGTAAAACCACCTCCATCATCAGCACCAGGGTACATTTTCCTGAAAGTTTCTTTAGAGATAACCTCGGTAATCAAGCATTTTTCAGCATCAGAACCATCAGGTTCATTGGAATTAGGGTCAAAATAGACCATAAATGGGTTTTCAATGCGCTTAATATATATTTCTTGGTCCATTGAGTCAGGTCTTGGGAAGTCATGAATAACCCTCCAGAATCCCCAGCCCATGCGAACAGCAAAATCAAAAGCATTGTCATAAGCAGCATCAGCATCTGATTGGTTCTCAATATGGCGCAATATGCCAGTTACTACTTCAGCTACCTTTTCATCTGACTCGGTATTCATACCATGAGCCACCATGCGAGGTCTTTGCTGTCTTTGTTGATTGGCAATCTGACGGCAATAAGCATCAATCTTATTAATGGTCAAATAAGGCCTAGATTCAAGCAAGCGACTATTCTGAATCTCTACAGGCCATTGGTCCCCACCAGCGAATTTAAGGTCATCTAGGGCCTCAACTCGGTTGTTAGAGTCATTATCAGAACAGAATCGCAGGAACTGTTTAGCTTCCTCGATTACTCCTTCTTCATAATCATCGCCATATTCGGTAGAGTAGATTCCACCATTGCCTGAATCATAAGTTGCCATATTGTTTTCCTGTTAGCTCATCCAGCTTGTAACATCATAATTCATCGGCTTCTTTTTGACTACTTTCTTCTCTTGAATCATTAGGCCGATATACCTGAAAGCATCAGCTCCATGCGAATAATTGTCATGAACTGGCTTTTGACTAAATTGTTTAGTTTCTGGGTCCACATCATACCGATAATGTCGCAAGCAGTCTAAGCCCAGCTCTGTATTGTTCTTATCAAAGTAGCATGAATTGAAGATAGTTCTTGCAGCATTAATAGAATCCACAATAGGAACCCTATCAATAATCTGCACTTTGAACCCAGCAGCTCTCACTATTTCCTCAATACTTCTGCCATTACTAGCAATAGTCTTGTTTCTAGCATCATGAGGCAGATATAGGGTGTCATAGACATAGCCAAATGTCTGCATTTTGCCTAGAATCTCAGTCATAGTGGTCTGAGTTGTTTCATAGTAGCGAATAAGCCTTGTTTCCATGCCTATGAACTGGACAAACCAGACAGCAGTAGCATCGGCCCATCCAATATCGAACACAGCATAAACAGGCTTAATTGGGTCATAAGGCACATTACAGATTCTATTGTCACCCTCAGCTCTTTGCATCTCTTTAGCAAATACTGCGCCATCAATGGTTGACCTTGTGAATCCTTCCCATACATTCTGATAAGCCTCAAAGTCCCTATTCATTAAGGACTGTCGCTCTAGGTCTAGAACAGCAGGGAACCAAGGATTGTCATTCCAGTTCACTTTTTGCACTACAGCATTATCAGGAGGATTAAGAATGAACCGCTTGTAGGTTTCATCAGTAGGGAGCTCAGGATTGAAGGTAATCCATATCTCTGAGTTCTCTTTTCGGATTGTAGGAATTAAAATGGACCAGGAATGGGAGCTGACATTATTAGCTTCCTCTATCCAGCAGTAATCAATACCCTCAATAGACTTTAGGCCATTAATATTGTTCTTGATACCAGCAAAGATGAACTCTGTCCCATTTTTACCCCTAATTGTGGTCTGAGTAATCTCATAATGGGCTTCTAGCTTGAGGTCATAGATTTGGTCTACAAGCAGCTTATGGACAGAATCCTTAATAGAAGTCTGGAATTCCCTGGCACATAGCACCCTGATAGTTCTTAATACTCCCTTGCATAGCAACATTCTGGCTACACTATGCGATTTTGCACCACCTCTACCACCATAAAGCACTCTGTACCGACTATGCTCAGGCTCAACTAAGCATTTAAGCTTCTTAGGGAACTGAGGCCAAATAAAGCCTGTTGTATCACTCTGGCTTGACATTGCCATCTACAAACATGAATCCAATGCCCTTTACTAGCTCTGCACCATCAGGACCACTTATCTCTTGGGATTGAATAGGCTTTCCTTCTACCCTATCCATAATCATATTCAATGCAGGGATGCTGCCTTCTTCTGCTTCCTTAAACAATCCCTCGATGATCTTTTCCATCTTCTGAGGATTAGCCATGATGAATCTTTTCATCTGCTCTGTGAAAGGTTTCTTCTTAGCATTTTGGTTGCCCTTCATGCCTTCAGCTATCTTAGCCTTTGATTCTTCTGTATGTTTTTCTAAGGTCATGATTATCTTAGCCTTTTTCTATCAAAAATAGTTTTTCGATAGTTTAATGCTATCACTCATTATCCATACTGTCACTATTAGCCTCAGCTTCATTTACATCAGCTTGGACTGTAGGGCTATTAATGAGGTTTGTATACTGATCTTGCAGTTCTTGTGGGACTCCTGGCTGATACATGAGTTGACTCATATCGGCTTGGACTTCCTCTATGGATTGAGGTACTGGATAAGGAAGATAGGTATTTGGATTATTGGACATTTAGTTCTGCA